CAACTATGGCTATCCCGAACATCGGTGGCGGTTCTCAGATTGGCGACGGCAACCTCAACGAGGTTGTTCTCGCCGTCGTTCCCGCCCCGCCCGCTGCCACCGTCACCGCCACCCTTTCGGTGGCGCAGATCACCAGCGGCATCCTGCTTGGCAGCCCCGGCACTTCCGCTGCGGCCTACACCCTGCCAACCTGCGCCAACCTCGACGCAGCTCTCGGCAACGCCAAGGTCGGCTCGTCGTTTGACCTCGCGGTCATCAACGTCGACGGTTCGTCCTCGGGTGTCATCACCATGACGACCAACACCGGCTGGACCCTCGTCGGTCTCATGACCATCGTGGCCACCGCCGGCACTGCCCAAGCGTTCCGCGCTCGCAAGACCGGCGACGCAACCTGGACCCTGTACCGCATCGCCTAACGCCTACCCCGCCCCGCCTTAACCGGCGGGGCGGCACTACCCTTGCCAACGACAGGACGACAGCATGACGACCGCAGGAGACATCATCTACGGCGCGCTCCGGCTGATCGGTCAACTGGCCGAGGGCGAGGTTCCGTCAGCGGACACGGCGCAGGACGCGCTGGCCGCGATGAACATGATGATTGATAGCTGGAGCACTGAGAGGCTCGCTGTCTACGCTACCCAAGACCAAACATTCACATGGCCCGCAGGGCAGGCAGTCCGCACGCTCGGGCCGACCGGCGACTTCGTCGGCCTGCGTCCCGTGCTGCTCGACGACGCCACCTACTACGTCGACCCGCAGGGCTTGGCGTTTATGCCCGCCATCATCAACGAGGCGGAATACAACGCCATCGTCCTCAAGACGGTGACGAGCACCTATCCGCAGGTCATCTACGCCGAGGCGTCGAACCCGAACGCGACGTACTCGATCTACCCGGTGCCGACGCAGGCGCTGGTGTGGCACTTCATCTCGGTGCTGGAGTTGTCGCAGCCCGCGACGCTCGGCACCGAACTGGTCTTCCCGCCCGGCTACCTGCGCGCCTTCCGCTACAATCTGGCCTGCGAACTGGCCCCGGAGTTCGGTGTCGAGCCGTCGCCGCAGGTGACCCGCGTCGCCATGGTGTCCAAGCGGAACCTCAAGCGGATCAACAATCCGGGCGACATCATGGCTATGCCGTCGGGCATCATGGGTTCGCCAGGGCGGTACAACATCTACACCAACCAGCCGAACTGACATGAAGTCTCCGATCCTCGGCAGCAGCTATGTCGTCCGCAGCGTCAACGCTGCCGACAACCGCATGGTCAACCTGTATCCTGAGGTCATGGCCGAGGGTGGGCTGGAGGCGGCGTATCTCCAGCGGTGCCCCGGTCTGCGGTTCATCTCGACCGTCGGCGCAGGCCCCATCCAAGGGCTTTGGTCGAACGGCAACACCGGCTACGTCGTGTCGGGCCAGTCGTTCTACTCGGTCACGTCCGCCGGCGTCTCGACGCTGATCGGCACGATCGAGAACAGCGGCCCGGTGTCGATGGCCGACAACGGCACGCAACTGTTCATCGCCGCTGACCCCAAGGGCTACATCTACAACTTCGACACCGGCGTGCTGGCCGAGATCACCGACGAGGATTTTCCGGGTGCCAGCACCGTCGCCTACCTCGACGGCTATTTTGTCTTCACGGAACCCAACTCGCAACGCATCTGGGTCACCACCCTGTTCGACGGCAACAGCGTAGATCCGCTCGACTTCGCCAGCGCCGAGGGTGCGCCGGACGACGTGGTCGGTCTGGTCGCCAACCACCGCGAGGTGTGGGTGCTGGGCACCAACTCGACCGAGGTCTGGTATAACTCCGGCGACGCCGACTTCCCGCTGGCCCGCATCCAAGGGGCCTACAACGAGGTCGGTTGCGTCGCCCCCAACTCGATCGCCAAGCTGGACAACAGCATCACCTGGCTGGGTCAGGACGCCCGGGGGCGCGGCATCGTCTACCGCGCCAACGGCTATCAGGCCGAGCGCATCTCGACGCACGCCGTCGAGTTCGCCATCCAGAGCTACACCGACATGACGGACGCGGTGGCTTACTCCTACCAACAGGACGGCCACGAGTTCTACGTCCTCAACTTCCCGCTGGCCGACACGACATGGGTGTTCGACGCTGCGACACGGGCGTGGCACGAGCGGCGCGGCCTCAAGAACGGCGTGTTCACGCGGCATCGGTCCAACTGCTTTGTCAACTTCAACGGCCTACTGGTTGTCGGCGACTTCGAGAACGGCAACCTGTACGAACTGGACCTCGACACCTACGCCGACAACGGTTTGGTCCAGAAATGGCTACGTCGGTGGCGGGCGCTGCCGACCGGCCAGAACGATTTCAAGCGCACCGCGCAGCACGCGCTCCAGCTCGTCTGCGAAACCGGCGTCGGCTTGGAGGGTTACGCCTACGACGAGCCGCTGCTGGTCGAGACGGACGTGGAACTGCTGGTGTCGACCGACGTGCCGCTGCTGCTGGGCTACACGGTCTTGGAGGGTGCCGACCCGCAGATCATGCTGCGCTGGTCCGACGACGGCGGACACACATGGTCGAAAGAGCACTGGCGGTCGATGGGGCCGATCGGCCAGTCCTCGACGCGCGTCATCTGGCGTCGGCTGGGCATGACCGACAAGCTGCGCGACCGCGTCTACGAGGTGTCGGGCACCGCGCCCGTCAAGGTGGCGATCATGGGCGCCGAGCTGACCGTGAGCGGCACCAATGGCTGACATCACCTCGATCCCCGCCGCGCGCGTCCCGGTGCTGGAGCCGGGCACCAACATCATGTCGCGCGAGTGGTATCGGTTCCTGTTCAACCAGTTCAGCCAGACCGGCAGCGGCACCACCGACATATCCATCAGCGACCTCGCCCTGGCACCGTTCAGCGGTGCGGAGGCCGAGGCGATGATGGACCTGGTGCGTGCCGACGTGCAGGGGCTACTGTCCGCGCCGCCTCTGGTGCCGCCGCAGGGCTACGCGGGCGGGTTCTCAAATACAGCTACGCAGACGCTGTCGGGCGCGAGCACGGCGAACGCCGTAACGTTCAACACCACCAATTACGCCGCCGGCGTCAGCCTCAACACCAGTTCGCGCATCGGCGTCACCCGCGCGGGGGCGTTCGTGATCTCGGCCACGATTTCGCTGGACAAGACGACCGGCGGCTCGACCTTGGCGTATCTGTGGCTACGCAAGAACGGTGTCGACGTGGCCAACTCCACAAGCCGGTGGCGGCTGAAAGGCAACGACGACGAGGTGCTAATCCCGCTGCTGGCGACGCTGTCGCTGACGCATAACGATTATGTGGAGCTGATGTGGGCCGCTGACGACACCAATGTTATACTGAACGCCCACGCTGCGACTGCGTTCGCCCCTGCAAGCCCCTCGGCGCTATTGAGCATCACACAGGTTGACCAATGACCGTTTTCCTCTCGCCTCTCGCCGGCGCTGGCCAGCAGTTCCTTGACAACTCCGGCAACCCGCTGACCGGCGGGCGGCTTTACACCTACGCGGCAGGCACCACGACGCCGCAGACGGTTTACACGTCGTCGACCGGCGTCACGCCGCACGCCAACCCGATCATCATGGACGCCGCCGGGCGGCTGGAGAGCGAGGTCTGGCTGACCGGCGAGGTCGCCTACAAGTTCGTTCTTCAGGATAGCGCGGGCGCGTTGATTGGCACCTACGACGACATCTACGGCATCAACGACGTCAGCGCGACAGGCGTCCCGTGGTCCGAGATCACCGGAGAGCCGACGACGCTGGCGGGCTACGGCATCACTGACGCCCTGTCCGCCGCCACGGCAGCCACCACCTACGCGCCGATTGCCAGCCCGACGTTCACAGGGACCGTCACGATCCCCGACAGCGCCGCTGCGCCGTTCACGGCAGGCTATCTCGACGTGCCGCAGAGCCTCAAGACAGCCAATCACCAGCTGGTGCTGGCCGACCGGGGCAAGTCCGTAGTCATGAACGGCACGTCGCTGACGCTGACTGTACCGGCCAATAGTGCGGTGGCGTTCCCGATTGGTACGGCCATCGTCGTCATCAACATCAACGCCACGTCGCTGTCGGTGGCCATCACGACCGACACGATGACGCTGGTCAACTCGACGACCACCGGCACCCGCACACTAGCTCGCAACGCCATGGCCACGCTGGTCAAGGTCGGCGCAACGAACTGGATCATCGCCGGTCTGGGGGTCACCTGATGACCGGCGTCGTCGCTGTCATGGCGGGCCTGAGTGCGCAGACCGCCCCCAACACCGTCATCTTCGACTTCTCGTCGGGGTCAGGCACCGTCACGATCCCCGCGTCGCCGATCAGCGCGGTCATCGAGGTGTGGGGCGGCGGCGGCGGCGGCGGGTTTGGCCTTGAGGGCGTCGGCGACAACGGCGGCGGCGGCGGCGGGGCGGGCGGCTACAGCAAGACCACGCTGGCCCTGAGCGGCACTGACGCGGCCAAGACCATCCTATACACTGTCGGCGCTAGAGGGACCGGATCTAACACCCCAGACCCCGGCAACACGGGGGGCACCTCAACGGTGTCGAGCGGGACGTATACGATCACGCCGATGATCGTTTTGGGCGGCGGCGGCGGCACCTCGGACGCCAACACCATCCAAGGCCAAGGCGGCACCGCCTCCGGCGGCTCCGACACCAACACGACAGGCACCGGCGGCGGCTTCCTGACGCGAGCCGGGGCTGCGGCCACGGCGGGCGTCAACGGGTTGCAAGGTGGTGCTGGCGGCGACGGCGGGCTTCCCACCATCGGCGGCGAAACGGGCGACCCAGGCTTGCCGGGGCGGGTCCGCTTCGTTTTCACAATCTAGGAGGGCCGCATGGCCGTTTACGTTCGCGTCCTGATCCCGTCGAAGACGGCAGAGGCTACCCAGACAACGCAATACACCTCGACAGCGGTGACCACGATCATCGACAAGTTCACGGCCACCAACTACAGCGCCAGCGCCGCGACGCTGTCGGTCAACCTCGTGACGTCGCTGGACAACCCCGGCAACGCCAACCTCGTCGTCAAGACGGTGTCGATCCAGCCGGGCCAGACCTATCTGTTCCCGGAGCTGATCGGCCATGTGCTGCTGCCGGGTGGGTTTGTCTCGACGATCGCGGGAACGGCGACCGCCATCAACATCCGCGCCAGCGGGAGGACGATCTCGTGATCGAGGCGCTGGAGGACCACTTCACCAACACGCTGGACCTGCCGCCCGCCGCCGTCGACTGGCTGCTGGACCTGTGGCAGGTCATCCAGGTGTTCGACGACGCCCACGACGGCGACCCCGTGGGCAACGTGATGCCCGCGCTGTGGGCCGCGCTGGTGTCGATGCCGGGCAACGTCTTCTATCAGGCCAACGCCGCCGCCTTGCAGGCTGCGGTCGCCACCGCGATCCTGAAATGGCACGCTGCCAACGAGGCCGAGGACGCCGGCGAG